TATTAGAATCTAGTTCGACGCCCTGAATAAATGCACGGTGATCAACTAAGAGAGATCCTGTCTACCATCTGGGGGATGCTAGATGCACCCGAAGATGCTACAGAGGAACCACCTAGTGTACCGACAGCTGAAGGCACAGAAAGTGCAGGGGAGAGTGAGGTTGTGGATACAACAACACGTTCAGAAGAATCTGTCGCTGTCGGACAGGAAACTACTGGGAAAAATGATTAAGCCTCACCCTTCCCTTTAACGTAGTTATACACACCGCCGGGGCCAGCTAGTGCGATCATCTCCTCCATCGAGAGGTCAACGTCCGCTAGCTTGAGCCCCACGATAGCGAGGATGGACACCAGACTGATGATCTGACGTCCCATCTTATGTAGTCCGTCAACCCAAGGCACGGTCTTAGTCTGAAGTTCCATCTGATATGTATTCTCTTTGAGCTCACTTAATGAATACTTGAGCTCATTGAGAGCATCCTTGTCAGTGATGGCTTGATCAGCTAGGTCAATTGCCTTGTTAATTGTGTCCCGAAATGGATTAAGTGCTGAAAGAAATCCCATATTATTCCTCTAAGTAGTATTAGAATCTAGTTCGACGCCCTGAATAAATGCACGGTGATCAACTAAGGCAGTAAGATTATCGTTAACGTCTACAATAAGTACTTCGTTTCTGTGTCCAGACAGCCGTAGTGGAACTCCTGATTTCTCAAAGGTCCAACGTGCGCCCACATAAGTATCACCAGCCCCGGGCTGCGCAATCGTAACGTCATAACAAATAGATATCCACTCTCCGTTTGTTTTAATAGTTTCCCCATCAAGAAGATCAAGTATATCTGTGCCTCCAATCCCCCCGGTATGTACGTGAACAGTCATACCATTTGTCAGACCGCCTGTGATAGAGCCGTAATCCCCTACCTTACCAGCGCCGCCATCTTGTATGAAGATAATCATACGATGGATGTCCCAGTACTTTCCTGATGGGGGACCTATATAGAATGGGACAGTGGTAGATGACCCATCAACATGCATATCGTCATTGGTTCCGTCTGCAACTAAACCATCATCGGTTAAATATCTAAATATACTTTCAGCTACTCGTGCCATTATGCTTCTCTATATCCTTGAATAAATGCAGTCTGTGTTACAAGACCTGTTAAAGAATCTTGTATATTCATTACTATTTTTTCATCTCTATGTCCACAAAGAACCACAAGAGCTCCTGATTTAGCAAACGTATATCGTATAGCAATCCCAATAGCACCGGGGTTCCCTGCTCCGGGAGCAGTAATAGCTAGATCAAAACACAAAGCTGCCCAACCACCATTAGTTTTAACTGTGCCGCCGTCCATGAGATCAAGGATCGTTGTCCCATCAGGACCTCCGCGTGTGATGTACAGCTGCACACCATTAGTAAGAGCCGATCCAGCTCCGTAATCAGAAGTATCTCCGTGGCCTGAATCTTCGATGAACATAATCATACGACTGATCGCCCATATTTCTCCAGCTGGAGGTCCCATGTAATACTTATCTGCAGTAGTAGCCATTTCAAGATTACTACCATCAGACACAAGTCCGTCGTTCGTTAGATATTTAAATAAATTATGGTTCAGAGGTTGTATATCTCTATGTGAAATAAATCATCGAAGTTATTGTCAGCGACAGAACCGTTTCTGTTCCAGTCGCCTCCCCACCTTACAGCAAACCCATGCTGCGCAGCAATCATAAAGCACAATCCAGCCATGTACCCCAGCCCAGCCCAGAGTTCTTCTTCTTTCTCTGGTCGGGGATAAGGCTGCATGTCTACAGCCAGACTAGGTGTTGCGTTATGCTTGCTGTTAGGCCACTTGACCTGTGTCTTCTCTTGTCCGTAAAGAGTACTCTGCTCCCGCTCATCGCGGTGCCCATCAAGTAATGATACGTCCATGTACCACAGTAGTTTATCCACTAGCAGCTGGAGCCTCTCATCTAGAGTGGCCCTAACTGCTAGTGATTCTGCGCCCCACTTATTCACGTGCTGCATCCGCTTCTGCGAACTCAGTCTGGAGCTCTTCATAGACTATTTGTGCTAGTGTGCGCCTATGTTCTGGGTTGTCGGCACTGAACGTATCTGCGTCCTTCCAGAAGGCATCAACTAGGCCAGTACGCTGCATCATACGAGCAGCTTGTACGGATGCTACCGGAGATGTCTGTATTCTGACCAGTTCCTTGAGCAAGTCAGGGTCAGTGATGATGTCACCAATCGTAGCACTGCGGGCACGTACCTGTCCCTTACGGGCAGCAGAGAAGAACCTCTGGGCTCTGGACAATGGGCCGAACAGTACACGAGTCAGACCTAGCATAGTAGGGTTGGCTTCCGCTGCACTGCCTACCACCATAGCACGGTCACTACGTCTCTTAACTACATTACCCATAGTACGTAGGTGTGCTAGATAAGGAACCGCTCGTTGCTCACCCATTACATCAGTGATGAGGTCACGGTTGAGCTCCAACCACTTATCAAATCCTGTGATATTACTGCCCTTCGTCCTGTTCAACAGGTCGAGGCGTAGCTCATCCTTAAAGAGTGCTCGTATTCCGTCACCCTGTCCTTGAGCATCTAGTATCTTCATCGTACGCTGACGTGATCTACGGTCAAGCGACTTCATCTGGTTCCAGAGAGGACGTTGCGAAGGGTCTTTGAGCATCTTATTAGAAGGCTCTACTTTTATGTTACGAGCGAGGGTACTGAGACTGTTGTCTGCTGCCCCACGACCGCCCTCTACAACAGCGCGAAGACCTCCAACTTGGTTGATGCGCGCCATCTCACTGGGGTTGAATATCTCTTCATTGAAACGACGAGTTTCCTTCTTCCAGATATCAAAGTTTGCTTCACTGAACTTACCCTTGACATTGACGTTGGTTTCGTAGTCTTTGAGAACAGCCTCCTTCCAGTCCTGCTTGATGAAAGGATTCTTAATCTCTTCGCCAATAGTACCCAATTCTTTACGCCCCGGCTGCCGCATGACACGCGTGAGGTCCTTATGAGCTACAAATTTACCTTCTGCTCCCCGTCCTACCTTAACACCTTCTTTCAGTAGTAAAGGAGATATAGGTGTAGGGTCCGCCATCTTAACAACAGGACCAAAGTCGTTAGTAACCCAACGTTCGATGCTTGAGTCCCATCGTGCAGTGGGATTCCACTCTAGTTTCCCTATACTGGGGTGACCATTGAGAGATTTCCACACATCGTAAGCTTCTCCTGTAACACTATTGTCCGAAGCTAGAGCTTTGCCATACGTTCCTGCTTCTTCAGCAGCTGCAATATATAACTTATTATCTATTCCTGTACCGTTAAGGCCGTGAGCAACTATATCAAGTCCGTCATTATCAAGCAGCTTTGCCTGCCACACAGTTCCTTGTGGATTCACGTTAAGACCAAAGGTAGGGTCTGCTTTTGAAGAGAAACGAAGTACCCCGTCTGTGTTCTGTGCCACAACCACACTGGCGTCTGTCAACGTATCATTAGCTGCTCGAATGGTACCGAACTTATTCCCTAAGAACTTCTCATTACCGCCCCACACTTTATTGACGTAGTCGCTAAAGGTTCGCTTACTCCTAGCCTGCGCTTTGTTAAACCCACGCTGAGTATTCTTCGCTGCATTCTTTAGTGCAAAGTTCTCCCCTTCAATGAGATCAATGCTATGTGAGGCCGTCCCTTCTGTAACTGCAAGGTCCTCTCGCCCGAGAGTGTCCTTGATGCGTATCATATCTTCTTGTGTTTCTTTCAGGTTCTTGTTATGAAAGGCTAGCTGGTCTGCGTCTCCAAATACTGCCTGCTTTCCTTGAAGGCGGGCTGCACCTTCCTGTATAGCAGTGCTACCACTGCGTAGTATCTTAGCACCAAGCTCACCGAACACTGTAGCTAGTCCCTCTAGCTGTGCTCCTGTGAGTCCTAATTCTTGCCACTGTTGTAGCGTGGGGAACTCTTCGCCCCCGGAACTTATGTAGTCGGCCACTATAGACGCCATCTCTCCGGTCATACGACCAAGACTGCCGCCTGCGAACCCACCTACGGCTGTCTGGCCGCGTGGTCCTAGCTTGCCAAAGGTAAATACCTTGCCCTTACCAACACCTACAACACTGCCTGATATGCTACCTATCTCTCCAAGGTTAAACATATCCCCGAGGTCGCCCATCTCTATGCCCGTGCCGTCCATGCTCGTCCACCGGAACCTGCCATCGTTGGTAGGTCGCATGATCTGGAACTCACCAAGTCTTGAGTCGTACCTGAATTTAGGTAAGTCATCAGGCACCTGCTGGAAAGCCTCCGCCATGATCTGAGGCATGGCACGACCACGTCTTTCTGGTATGTTGGGCTTCAGAGCTAGCTGCATACGTTGCCAGAACGGGGCACCCTTTTGCATATCCACGCCCTCATCAGCCACCTGTTTACGCAGGCGGGAGGGGTGGTCGAAGGGAAGGTCATCCATTGATGGAATCTTTTCGTCAAAGGAGGGGGTGTGTGGTGCGGTACGTCGTACTGTCTGCCCTGCGAAGTCTATAGCTTCAATACCTGTAGGCATAGGAGACGTATCTATACGAGGATCAGATGCTCCCGGCTGCCCCAATAGGCGAGGGTTACTCTCTCGCCAATTACGCAGCGTATTCATACGACGATCCCAGTCCGCTGAATCCATAGAGTCCCGGGCACCGGGCGCGGCCATGAGTCCATGCAGCCGTTGTGCTTCCTCTTCAGATGCTAGTTCTCTAGCCATTAGAATCCACTCAAGAAGTCTTCATCAGTTTCATCAGAGACGTCTGGAGATTCTGTACCTAATTGCCTCTGTATAATGGTGTCTTTAGCAGCTGTCATCTTCGCTATACTATTCTCAATGTCGTCAATAGTCTTAGTTACCAGCCCGGGGTCATATATATTATCTTTAATCTGTACCTTGTCCCACAGCACCTCTTCACCACTGGGACCTTTAACTACATATGGTGAGAGCTCTGCTCCAAGGTTTTCCATCTTCCGTAGGTTCCTTTGAGCCACAGATACCTGTCGATCAAGGAAAGTTACGGGGTTGGCTGCGTAGCCACCAATGCGCTCCAAAGCAGCTTTAATGTCATTATCAGATAGACCACGGTTCGAAGGTTCTTGCTGACGTGCGTCCATGTAGGCCATCTCCATGATGAGCGCCCTGTACTGTGCAGCACCATTGGCAACCTCAGCTAGGGTGGCTCTCAGATGTTCGGGTATAGATATATCAACCTTGCGGGCGGACTCCATAAACAAAGCTTTCTGTTTGCTCTCGGATACAGGTCTGCCATTCCACACAAAGGTATCATCTTTGAATGATCTTCCAGAGAAGTTGTCTATATATGTGCCGTCTCCTACACCCTTACCTGTGAAGGCTCCGTGCATAGACTCTCCGAACCGGACAACCTTGTCTGCTAACACCGCGCCACTACCAAAGAAGGCAGTGATGGCTTGTGGGTCTTGGAAGGACAAGAAGAGGTCAGTAACCCCGCCCGTCGCTTCCGCTATCTGGGTTAGATTGAGCAGTCCATCACGTCGTGCTGCGTAGGACTTACCTCCCCCTGCTTGTGAGATAGCAACCTTCTGCAAACTCTCTGACACACGTGTACCCGTCTTACCAAAGGGGTCAACGAGGGGATCATATACTTGGATTTGGTCCTGCCAGCCAGATGTTCCATCTGGATGTGTTACTAGCCACGCACCCTGCTCATCGTCTCCACCTGTTTCTACATAGACAGCAGAGGAAGGTCGGAATCCATCAGCGAGCGCATTCACTCCTTGTGGGATGATGTCAACGCCGGTAGTTAGGTCACGATTGAACTCAATACGAGTGCGTCGTTCTTTGCTCTCAAGTCGGTCGAAGGCTAGCTTCTCTTGTCGAAGCTCCATGATCTTCTTCTGCGTCTTGAACAACAGTCCAACGTCCCCATTAGTCTGTGCTATCTGAGTTATCTGCTTCAAAGAAGCCATCTGATCCTCAAAAGCATTGCCAGTGTTCTGGAATTTAGCTGAGGATATAGCCTGCTGAGTAGCTCTTTTCCTACGGAGCTCGTCTGCGCCACCGGGGAGGCCCATGCCTTCAGCTACAAACCTATCGTCTGCTAGCTTTGTAGCTTGTTTATAATCGCGGAAGAACTCTCTGAATCCTCGTCCTCCTTTTCCAAAGCCGCCTTCATCCTTAGAGCTGGACCCTGTGAAGAGTCCTTTAATACCAGCGAAAAGACCAGCTACGTCTCTCCGTCCTCCACCTCCTACTTTTTGTTGAAGGATCTTAGCTTCAAGCTCGGCAGTACTCTGCACCCCGAGCTCCTGAAGTAATCCTTGGATATTGTTATCGGCCATATAGATTACCCAAATAAGTTAGAAAGGAAACCACCTTGGTTCCTAGTATTTTCGGCCAAGGCTCCTGCGTGTAGTCCCGTGGCTCCTATTCTATTAGCTGCTGCGTTCTGCTGCCCAAGGAACAGGTTCGCGAACATCTGATCTCTGTCTGTAAGGGAGCCCTGTGCTTGAAGACCAAGTCCGAAGTTCTGTCCGAACGTTTGGTTTCCGAGTCCGAATAGGTTCATAGCGTTAGACAGACGTTGCTGTCCTGCACTCTGGTTCTGTTGTAGGGACTGCAGACCTTGTCCAAATGCCTGACCCTCAACACCCTGTGCGCCCTGTCCGAATAGATTAGCAAAGCCCGCACCTTGGTTAAACTGGCTGAGGTTCTGTCCTAGAAGACCTGCACCTTGTCCAGTAGCTCCTAGTCCGAACTGGCCTAACTGCTGCTGTGCCTGTAAACCAGTCTGTTGTGCGCTAAGAACACGTTGGTTTTGAGCTCCGAAAAGACTGTCAAAGAGTTGACCTTGCCGTTCCTGCGCACCAGAAGTCGCTCCCCCCGTGCGGAGGAACTCTTGGTTGTTGAATCGATTAATCAAGCGGTCTTCGCCCGGACGTGCCAGTGCGTTAGAAGCATCAAGGTTCTGTTGTACCAGACCACTCACATTTCCTGCTTGGTTGATGGCATTGAAGCCTGCACCAAACAAACCACCTTGCGCACCACCAGAGAAGTCCTGTGGACCTTGCGCTGTCTGTTGTGCAAATAGGTTGGATAGGCCTTGATTCTGACCGAACAGTCCCTGTAGACCTCCAAAGGCTTGCGGTCCTATGCCCTGCTGTAACCCTTGTTGAGCACCTTGCTGTGCTCCAAAGATATCATTATTCTGGAAAGCTGACTGGAAGTTGGGGTCGTTAAACAAACCCCCACCTAAGAGACCCGCACCCTGCTGTCCAAGCAACGAACTTAGATTTCCTTGCTGCTGCCCTTGAAGTCCAGCACCTCCGGGTGTAATACCAAAACCAGACGGAGATTGAAAGCCCTGCGGTTGAAACGTAGTTAAGTCACTGATATCACTGTTGGTCTGCCTGAAGCGATTGTTCATATACAATCCCATCAGGAGATTAAATCCAGGGATTACATCTTGGATTGGCTCAGGCATTACTTTTTCTCCTTCCGTTGTTTACGGAGTTTAGTCCACCTTTCATAGTGATACAGGGCTGCCCATATTAACCCTATGAGAGATGCTATTGCAACCGCAAACTCAACGAACCCTGTCGCTGTGTCTACCCACGACATACTTGCTGCGGCTGCAGGACTTGCAACAAGTAGAGTTAGTGCGCCTTTATCTGTTAACATCATAGTGATCCCGCCGTTATTACAAGTCCCGTATCAGTAGCAACAATAGTGCTACCGCCATCATTGGAGAGCTCAAGTGTGAATGTTCCACTTATGGTATCTGGTCCACCAGCTGCTACATAGCTCATAGTGAAACTACGATTAGCTGTAATAGCAAGCCATGTCCCCCGTGCTTCGCCAGCAGTCATGTCACTGCCTGCTGTATTAGTAACTCTAATAGAAGTACCACCCGACAGCACGCCGGGATCAGTATGTTGTTCTTCATCCAATTGGTCAGCCGCGACGGTGCGTAAAACATCAACAGTACCATCTGTTCCAAATCTTATCGTCACACCATAAGTATTAGCACCAAAATCTGTATCGACATACGATCCATTCAAGTTGGAAAGAGAATATACGGCGTTGAGGCCAACAGCCATAAGATTGAAGAATAAACTCATGAGTCTACAATATTTCCAGTCAGCGCCCACACGTCTGCTGCAGTCTTATAGAGTAGAGCACTGCCTCCCGCACTAACTACGTCTGATGCTGCTGATCCTCCTCCCGGATGAAAGATACTAACTAATGTTACAGATGTATCTGCTGTTACGGTAAGTACTTGTGTCGCATGCTTCACGTTCAGCACAATTGGCACGCCAACAGGCAGAGCTGCCGTAGCATTCAGAGGCAGTGTGAGTGTTGCTGTTGCAGTAAACTCCATGATGGAATTCATATCTGCAGCGGCTAACGTCTGTGTTGCCTGACCAGTCTGGACTCGAAGGCCCGCCGCTTGCACCTCTATGCCTTTGGATACTCCGCCATCTTCAACGTAGAACGTATCGGTAGCAGCGAGTGCATTGCCCTCTATGGTGGTTAGCGCCTCTACATCAAGAGAGACAACACCACTGGCAATGTCTACCGGATTTGTCGTTGAAGCACCTGCAGCGGTTAGTTCGATATCATTAGCATTAGCTGTGATACCATCACCCCCAACAACTGCAAGAACTCCAGATGTTAGGGTCAGGCCAGCACCAGCAACTGCTGCTGGTAGTTGTAGATTCGTACCACTAATCTCAATGCCGTCGCCCGGCACAAGCCAGTCAAACTTAGACGCGCCGTCGTCCCAGAAAGCAATACGATCTGCTCCGGGATCAACGAGATCCTCAAAGCCTAGGTGGGACATCTCAAAGGTAGTAGTACTGAAGCCCATGCCCGTACCCGCGGTAAACCCAATCCCCGCACCTGCACTATCGTCCCACCCAAAAAGGGTGTCGGCATTTGGGTCAGCAAGAGCTTGTAAATCTCCAACTGCACCTGAGTTTGCATCTCCCCAGTTCTGAACTCGGAGAGGTGTCATGACCTTAGTGTTGCTAGAGCCTGCTTCAGCCTCTGCTTGGCTAGCTATATCATCTGAATCATACTTAGAATTAGCTGCAGTAAGAATAGCGTTGAACTCAGAGTCATGTTCTGAACCTACAATAAGCTTATTGGCATCTCCGGTACTAAGGCCGTCTTTATCTGTAAAGTGGGTAGCACCACCACTGTTGGCTCTTGCATAATCTGACATTAGGCTATCCTTCCTACTTTAGCATAAAGATTAATTTGTTGAAGAGCGAAACGAGAATTCGTTGTATTCAAGTTAACACCTACTTTTACGAACTGCCCACTACCTTGACCCGGTATCGAGAGAGTTCTAATTGAAGTGCCTCCAGAGTATTCTCCGAGGCTCCATTCGCCCAAACTGTATTCTGCCCCACCCCCACCTTCTACGGTAATTGAAGTAGTACGGGGATTCGTATTGAAATCATACTTAATCGTAAAATTAAGAGAAGTAGCCGACTGTATAAACACAAAGCTAGACATCTTCTTGATGATTTTAATGTATCCATTTAACTCTTCCCCGAAGTCAAGCCATCCCGATTCGTAAGAGAAATCATAAGTGGTTCCATCATCATCAAAACCACTATACGTCATGATCTCCCCAACAGTCCCTGTAAGAGATCCCAGAAGGCCTCGTGTGGAAGCTCTATAGGTGGCAGTTTGTAGATCACCTGTCCACTCAGCTGTTCGATACGTTCTGTCTTGCATTACCCTCTTCGTATTAAAATACATAATCTTATTAGATGTAGGGAATACGGCAAGAACAAAGTCTTCTCTAGGAGAATAGACAAGAGTCATATCATTTGGATCAGACTCTGCATCTACGTATTGAAGAAATGATGACTGTACGTTCTGTGTTACATTGTTAGTAGGAGTTGTTCTATCTTGTAGTGCTCGCCTCATACTTTGGAGCCCTGATGAAGACACAAACCATAAGTCTCCTACTGCTCGCGTCACCGCAAACTGAGAGATACACCCCATACCCGGAAATGTGTCTGACACATAGATAGTAGTTGGATCAATGCCCAGTGCGGACCCAGACCCGTCTGTCCAAATTACTATATTTTCCTTACCAAAAACTACAAGGTCTCCTGCAAGCTCTGCGATAGCAGTAATAGCATCTTGTCCTGAAGGCCAGACCTTAGACATGTCGATAGTTCCGCCGCCGTCAACGACTGCCCAACGGGTCTCGTCTAGCAAGGCACTGTAGCGAATAGTTTTACCGTCAGTGTCAACACACCACAGCCTGCCAAAAGCAGCAGTACCAACCGTACCAGTTGGAGCAGTTCCACTATTGACCGTGATCGTCGTAAAGTTTCCCGTCCCAGTGTAGACAGCAGGGTTACCGCTCGTTCCTACACCAATAGCAATACACTTATCATTGAAGTTAACAAACTTGATGTGTCCTTCTGAGATCCCGAGGGTTCCCTCTACACTTGACGGGGACGTTGTGCCTGAGAAGATATCAGCGTCCGTACTGGAAATTATTTCTGACGTACCATCAGCCTTTACGTATTCATGAATTCTTAGGACTACGCCCGCAACTGCAGAAGTAGTACTAGAAGTCCATCCTGTGCGCACAGATACTCGTCCTGAACTGTCAAAAATAACATTCTTGAGAACCGTCGCCCACTCTTGTCCCAGCAACGTAGCCTCTCTTTCAGTGTTTAGCCCTGCAAAAGCGGGAGCCGTGAGGTTGATGGGTATAAGAGCAGCGCCACCATGGGCGCGCTGTGTTGGCATTAGATAAACTCTCCAAGCGTAGCATTACGTAGACGCTCTAAGTTAGTCATGTCTTTCTCATCAGACTTCTTGTGAACTTGTGTGTCTAGTTCCATTGCAGCAGCTGCAGAAAACTCTGACCGACGCTCTGCCACACCGCCCGGTTCGCCCATCTCTTCCCCTCGTTCATTCAAGGCTGTAAAGAGAGCGCGTAGATATATGGGACGTTCTGGCAAAATGATTACAGTGTTATCATCTGTACCATCCGTAGCAAGTATAGCTTGTGGGATATACCAGTGACTGCGCCATGTTCTTGCCGTACTTGACCCTTGTTGCATCTCAATTGAGTACCCTCGACCATCACTATCCGGTTTAATCGCAAATATATTAGGCTGTGCGACATCGTCCGGTGTTCCTTTGAAGGACTCACGCCACTCTTGAAGCTGCTTTAGAGGAATGTCGAACAAACATCCCTCTTGTCCATCAGTAATGTCAAATGCAAGAGGACTCTGGTCTTCAACCTGTCGTACTAAGAAAGAACGGTCAGTAGTTGTCGTAAGATCATATACACGAGTGCCATCTGAAAGAATAGAGGTATCAATCTCCGATTCATTAGCAGTCCAGAACCACATATCTTCTAGTTCTTCTTTAGCGTCGTTCACAAAGGTTGCTATAAGCTTTGAGTAGGCAGAGGCAGCCACAGTACTCACTTCATCCTCTCGCAAACGTACTAGAATTCGATTAACTGTTTGTAGTTGTGTCGCCATCTATATTCCCTAAGCGGTAATTAAGCCTAATGTGACTAATGCGGCGTGGATAGCTGCCGCTGTTACAGCAACACCAGTTGGTTGTGCGACTGATACCGTTCCAAAAAATCCTAACCTCGGTGCTGCACTACCCTCACCAAACTCCAGTACGTTTACACCTCCTGCAATTAACGTTCCTAGGTCAGCCCCGCGTCTTCCTATACCGGTGTCTAAGTCTGCGCGATCAGGACAGAGGGTAGGCACTGTTTCAGTGCTATCTATATTAATAATTGCAGGAGCACCACTTGCAAGGCCTTCAAAATTATTAACTAGGTAGCGCCATTTAGTCGCACCTCCAATAGCTATTCTTAAATTATCATCGGCAATTTCATAGAACCCAGTATCCCCATCTCCAAATGCAAGAGTTGGTGTTACGGGATCATCATCTTGTGCTAATATTAAATGAGCACTAAAACTCCAGTTACCATCAACTGTTTGATCAGCAGCAACAAAAGCAGGAAACTTCGCTTGATTTTTTAATGCGTAACGGTCTGGCATTTTGTTGCCTCAGTAATAAGAGGGGGGTTTTTAAGGAACCCCCCATAAACCTTAGTTCAACGATGCGCCTAGGAACATCGCCGGATCAACCCGAAGAATCACTAAGTTCAGGTTACCGACTGTAGCGGCGGATGTATTCGTCGCCTCAGTTTGGTCTTGCGCGATAACTGTTACTTCATCGTCAGCCGTAACCTGAGCCGTAAAGGATATATCATCCCCAAGATCAGATAAAGCAGATACGAGAACGAAGTCACCTTGTCTTGCACCAGTTACACCAGTATAGACAGCGGCAGACGCCAGCCCAGCAGCGATTGAGTCTTCCTCAAACGTTACTTGACAAACGATAACAGTCGTAAACAAGGCCCCAAACTGACGAGCGTCATCTCTCGATACACTCGTAGTTCCAGACGTAGTTGCTGTTTCAATAGCCATGATTAATTCCTCTTATGAGTTAGGAACAATCAGACCAACACCTGCTTCCGGACGCATCGTACCGAAACCATAGATCTGGTCAGCGGTAAACAAGTCAGCAAGGAACTCCTGCTTGTATTGCGTCTGCGTACGCGGGGACAGCTGCTCGGCAAGTACTACTGATTCCTTCTGGAAGAGCAGACATGCACGATACACCGTCGAGTCGTTAGACTCAAGCGAAGCGACATTGGTTGAGACATACACGGGAATACCGTAGATGTCACCAATCAGACCATTACGGATTGTGTTAGAACCCGCAACCTCACCAACAAACGCCTGCTCAGTAAACCGAGCGATACCTGTCAGCTTACGCTTCTCGATAGGCGGAACAACGAGAGCACGCATGCGTGCCGGGACGTTGCTGTCGTCAAGGGCTTGAATTGCTCGCCTGATACCAGCGTCGGTCAAAGCGGAACCATTACCCGAAGTTGCTTGCGACCAGACGGTTGAACCGTCGCCGCCAATAACAGCTTTCGAATAGTTGGAACCAGCCGTAGTCGGCGTGGCGTCAGGAGCAGCAAAGAGTGCGCCCTGAGTGTGTAGGTCTGAATCAACCTGAATAGCCAAAGCATAGCCAGCGTCATCAGTGTAGAACTGACGCATACTGTCCATAGCTTGGATTTTTGCGATGTCCTCAATCAAGCGAGAGTACTCGTAGTGAGTAGCAATCGTCAGATCAAAGACCGTATTAGACTCAGCGATTAGCGTTACGGCATTAGCACCGGCTTTAGCTGTCACAGAGCCACGAGTCGGACGAGGGATGTGAATTGTATCACCCTTCTCGCCGTGGAAGTCCATCGTAGTAACAAGCTGAGGCATGACAAGGTTAGCTTTGTAAGCAGCTAGTACCTCATCACTCCACAACTCTGGTATAAAGTTACTAGCAGTGGACGTAGTTACTGCATTAGTTGCAGCAAATGTTGCGGCCATAGTAATTTACCTCATTGCGTGGTAGTGGTTTATTAAAAGTTAGTCACGGACAGTTCCCTGTATCAGCGCGTGACGATAAGCTTCTGCATGAGACTTCACATATTGAATAGCTTCTATATCACCCTGCTTGGCTCGGATCTTCTGTGCTAGCATTTGGCTACGAGAGTAGCGTTCTGGCTCAGGAAGCTCCGTTCCGGTGCTGGACTCTAGTCCTGCTGCGTCAAGCACAGCAGCTTCAGCTTCATTAGGTGTAGTCGGATGCTCGCTTTCGTACAAGCTAAACAAGGCATCCGCTGCGGTCATGTCAAATTCATCAGCGCGTCGAGCAAGCTCAACCCGCATCGGACTCTTCATAACCCAGTCCCCAAAGTCAGGTGGCACTTGGCCAGTCTCTCCAAAAGACGGATGCCGTAGTCTAAACTCAGCTAGATCAGCTGCCCTAGACCGTTGCAATAAGTCTGCTTCGAGATCCTTAACTCGTTGAACTGTTGGATGTGAATCAACAACCCTTCGGATTGCTTCATCAGGATTCTCGTAAATATCGTCCGGTGTTATGGGACTTACTTCAGTTGAATCCGTGGCTGATTCTGTAGCAGGAGTGGAGATAAAGTCATCGATTAACTTACGATAGTCGCCCATCTGCTGTCCTTGCTGACTGAACGCTACTTCCATATCCGTGTAGCGTTTTTCCCAATTGATTTCAAGTGTAGACTCTTCTCGGTCCTCCTGTTGGGCACCAGCATCGACGATCTCGTCTTCGATAATTATCTCTTCTACTATATAATCTTCATACTTAGCCATGTCTATGACTCCTCTTAGTGAACCACTCTCTTACGAGTGTATGGTTAATTACTACTACTCCCGAGGATCGGTGTATAGTAGCCCTCTTAGTATTGCCCTGCATCTTTATGGCGTTTCGTGATACGGTCCCCCACTACTTCAAAAGCGGTGGGCATACCAAGTCGTGCCATTGCCTCCATATCGAGGCCGGGGGCGTGTGTTATGATCTGTTGACATGTATTGTCACATTCAGGACAACTTGCCGTAGACCTATCTTTCATCTTCTGAAAGTATTCAAAAGAACCGTGGTTCTCACATCTATAACTATACGTTGGCATCGCCGGTATCTTCAAGTGCGTCGAGAACGTCCTGCTCTTCTGCGTTCTTTTTAGTAGCAAGTGTAGTGCTGCGAAGGTTAATGACTGCAGATAATCCTGCAGCGTAGCCCTTGGCAAAACACACTTGCTCCCATGATTTACTACTCTGCAACACATTGGCCTGCAGCTGGTAAATCTCTTTCTTAATCTCCTCGGTCCAGTCATGGAACTCTGGGTACCCAGTGAGAGTTATCATCTTTTCGTAATAAGCTTGGTCGTACTGATCCATAGATTTCCCCTTAGTGTGTGTTATCTAGGTGCATTAAGCTCGGGGTCAACGGAAGCATTCTTATGCTTGAACGTTGGACCCTTCGGTGTCTTAGGACGCTTGCCCTTCACAGTTGGTGTGGGGGCTGCGCCTTGCTGGTACCTCACTTTACTTGCCACTCTTCGTCTCCTTACTCTTAGCTCTGGCTGCAATCTTATCGATCTCGTTACGCTCTGCAGCGATCTCATTCTGGCGATGGCCCATCTTAGCCTTCTCTCGCCCAATAACTGCATTAGCAGCCTGTATTTCTATCTTATCATCTTCGAGGTCTGTTACTACCTTCTCATGCTCAGTTTCAGCAGCAATTAGTGCAATCTGAGCCTGTAACTTCTCAATCTCTTTCTTCTCTTTCTCGTTCGCTAGTTGCAGTGCGTCCATCTGCATCTGCATCTGCATCTTCTGAAGCTTCTCCGCCTCTGGGTCGGGCTGGTTGGCCTGATCAATCGCCTTGAGTAACTCGTCCCTCTTTGGTGTTCCACTGAGCTCCACCACTCCCTTCAGTATGATCTGATAGGAGGGGGAGTCAGGGGACACAACGGAAAGTAAGGCAGTTAGGTTCGACTGTTCAAACTCACGGGCTACAATACCCATCGTACCCTTCACTACGAACTCTAAGTCCTGCGGGTACCGACGAGGGTTAAACTGAATGTATCGCCATGTGGCCTTCCTAATGAGGGGATTAAGGAACTGACGTTCCAAGTTCCACATGGTACGACGCATCCTCTTCAGCGCCGATGACTGTATCATAGAGATACCAGATGCCGTCTCATTACGGCGATCACTATTCAGCGGGGCATTCGATTCTACTGATCCAGTTGCTACCTGTACCAGTCTCTCCATCTCGGAGCTCTGATTGAAGGTACTTGGATCTATGTTACCTAGTATGATGGGCTCAAGAACCTCGGATGGTCGCCCTCTCGTCAGCCACACCTTCCCCGGACGTACTCGCATGTCGGGGTTGCGTGGTAGCCGTGTAATATCGGCTCCCATCATCGGAGAAGTAAGCAGCCCTAACGCATCCATTCGTGCGCGTAGTTCTGCATCCAAGGCCCGTTGAGCATTCCAGCCTTTCTCTGCTACGCCGCGTCCCCAAAACTTGCCGGGTACGATATCGTGCTGATACGCTATGATGGGACGGTCCTTCATGAAGAAGGGGTTAACCATCACTCGTAGTAATTCATTCTCGTTAGCAATCGTTATGATGCACTCCACCATACCGTTGCCCTCTACATCTTCAGGTTTAACTTTGAGATATGCTCGAAGATGCTCTTGTGGAACCTTACCGTAGTACTCTGTAACCCACACAGAGCCATCATCCTTGTTATAGGCGTTAGTGAGGTCCACTGATTGACGACCTCCCGGTGTAGGAACCTTAGTGGCATTGAAACCAGTGACAGGAACATTCCGATATACTTTCTTCTTGATCTTATTCCAAACAACAGTACGAGGCACATGTGTCTCATGCGCAACGAACAGAGCATCCTCTAGCCTACGAGCCTGTGAATCAATCACAAACTCCCACGGTGGGATTGGCTCTAACGTCACGAGAGGACGTACACTCTTCTGTACTTGTGGTCCTTGTTGGCTCGAAGAGATCGTTCTGATCTCTTTCTGGATTACGTTAATCTTACCAATTCCAGTACCATACAAGCATCCGTTCAATACGATCTTAGAGATAGCATCAGGAACACCTGCTATGTCTAAGTCCTCATTGAGCAACAACCTCATCTTTTCAACATCTTCACGCTCAGGATCATTGATGTCGTCGAGAGCATCAAACCATTGATTACGTGAGAAGATAGCATCTTCTATCGTAGCACTGATTGAATCAATTGCCTGTAGGAGTGCAGGTGCTATAAGTTTCGAACGCTCTCCGTCCCGTGTCTTGTCCTGCGTGGAGAAACGACCCCGGAAGGTACGTTCGTAAGCATCCCATCTAGCTTTATATACACGATCACGAGTCCTCCGACTGTTCTCAACAAGGTTCATAACCCACGCAACTAACGGAAGGCGGCCCTTCTTCGCGCCCTGATTTATACTAATGTTAGCATTGAGGGGCTCGTTTATTTGTAATGTACTAGCCATACGTTAGTATCCTGATAGATCATCGAGAGGTTGCCATTCATCCTGCGTCGTTATCGACCACCCCATTCCTTGTTCAGCGAGTTGATCAATTGCGTAGGCAACTGCATCTAGTAAATCATCATGTGCAAGAGGATTGGGAAAGTCCACGGCTTGGCCAAGAAATTTACCTATCCACTTATCATCTGGTTTGAGCTGCTGATCTGACTCCAATGTAATCTTTCCTTGATCTGCTCTACCTTGCAGCGCCCATTTGATTCTGTCTTCTTTACGATTATTCATATGGCGAAGTTGCTCCACTTCGAAGTACCAGCCGTGCTTGTTCTGAAGTTCTTCAATGAATGGGGTGACGGCGTTCTTAGCCATACCTACCTCAATACCCATCTTCACACAGTCGTAGTCCTTCCATGCTTTCATGATACGAAGAGAAGTCTCTCTGACGTCCCACTTACCATGAATAATTCTCAGAATGTGATACCCTTTCTCGTGGACCTTAACCAAGGCAAGCGCGTGATCATCCAATATGGCCTTTGGTTTATTCCGTCCCTCGGCAGCGGCGTAGCCTGCGAGATCACATGCGAGCACGACCTCTCCGGGGAACGGGCAAGGTACAATTGGAAATTGTTCATAAGTAAAGACTTTACCACCTGTTGATTCGAATGATGCTTCCAGTTCTTGCGACTGTGCCTCTTCTGAGGTAGAGTCATAGAGACTTTGTATTTCGTTTCGTGTTAGATATGGGTTGTCTGCACTCATGAACTGAAATGCTATCCAGTCTTTTGATACTTTATTAGACGAAGGATCAATCTTAGCTGCTGCCGCTGTCCACATATCGTAAAAATGATTCTTACCAGCAGGTGTCCCAATAAACATAGCACCACCCTCTGCTGTTCCGAGAGCAGGACGTATGATGTACTCCCAGACTGAAGGCTTCATGAATGCGTACTCGTCCATAACAACAAATGCGAGACCAACACCACGTAAAGAATCAGGGTCGTCTGCTCCTTTAAATCGTATGAGTCTGCCGTTGGTGAGCATAATCTCACCTTCATTCTGCCGTACACTCTTGATGAGTCCTTGCCCTAGATCCATCATAACATTCCAGAGATTCTCTCTGGCTTGCTTAAACGTAGGTCCTACGTAGTAAACAACCTCATTCAGTAGATCAATCTCTGATCCATCAGAACGTATCTTAGTCTTCTTAGCAGCTTCAATATAGAGCATTACTGCTGCGAGGTATGACTTACCGAATCGACGTCCGGCGGCCACCACCTTGTAGCGGTGACTGTCATCAAATACTATAGATTGTTTATCGTGTAGTGCTACGTCCACTATTTGATCCGTGTTGGTCGAATGATATAACGGCGAATAATTCTTCGGGGTCGGCGAGGCCGTTCTTCGTTACGTTCTTCATTACTTACAACTATGCGCCTACGTCTAAACCACTCCTCTTCTGATAGATTCCCGTAGAACGAGAAAGAGAAAGAATCATCAGAGAAAGAATTCTCATCAAAACTAGTTGAGTCAAATGAAGACATCTACGAGATTAACGTCGAGCGCCACTTATCTGCTTCGGTGCCATCGCCCTTAACAGCTTGGTCATTAATACTACCTACATTACCTGCTTCAAGTGAGTCTCCTACTCCGTAATCACCAGCACCACTTCCGTTATTGGCATTGACGTCCGTGAACTTATTAGCATTATCCGTGGTATTAGCCGCGTCACTTCGAGCGAGTACTTGGACGTTTATAAGTGCATCGTCAATCACGGCAGTCTGAACCGCTGTAACTTCTGCGGCAGTCGCTCCTGACCATTGTGTTAAGGCATACATTGGGTGCTGTTGGTTATAAATCAACAGAGAATCCGAAGTGGTAGCCGTAACAGGAAAAGCAGTACTTATTTTGATTGTGTTGGTTGCTTGAAGAACGTCAGTTATATAGATGCTGGTTGTCTTGCCCTCATTACCGGGGAAGAATAATCCAGTTGAGTCATCCTTCAAAGCAACTGCACAGCCTATCCATGCGTCATCAACGCCAAAGGCAGTAGTCATTATAAACTCAGTTTGAGAAGTCACTGTAGTAATAACAGATTGATACATGAGCCCAACTTGATCGGCTGTAATCAACGTTCCTGTAACAGCAACTCCGAGATATTCCGTTAGGTTAACGTCAAGAACATCGCCGCCATCAATCAGTGCATTATTGAGTGCTGCGGCTCGGAATCCAATAATAGGACCACGCCAAGGCAATACACCTGTAGCAAATCCTGAGAAAAACCCGAACCCCTCGGTATCATTATTGATGGTGCCACCACCACTAGCGGGTATTTCAATCGTGTAGTAACCGTTACCTTGATTTACCCAGTCATACACACCAGCAGTGTCTGTAGGTGTGACTGCCGTCTGTGCAAACGCTCCTGCTGTCGTCGTAAAGTTCCACAGCAGGTCAAGTCCTGACTGGTCATAGGTCACGGACTCTTCTCGGGTTTTAAAGTCTGTGTCGTCCGTGAGCGCAAGCAAATTTATCGGGCACTCCGAAATTGCTGCGTCTACATCCATCCAGATATCTGCCATTATATTTTCCTATTGTTGTGCATAGTGATACCACGGGTTGCCCGAACTTGTGATTACTGGGTGGTCTGAATCAAAAGTTGGTGCGCCTGTGAGTACGAAGGAGCCATTGGCGGTTCCAGATTCATCTACGTGTGTGCTTTGGTCAACAACCAGCGGCCAGTAACCGACGCAGTTAGCACTGGCGATGGTGTTTCCTGCCGGTCCCGTTCCTGCCGTGGGGTTAATCAAATTTATGTTTGCATCTGAGAGGGCAACATCCCAAACAGTAACCTCACCAAGTTTTCCCTCAAAAGGTACGCTCAAACTCATATATTCGCCCAAACGGAACGAATCAAGCCCTGTTAAATTTCTCGATGTAGTTTTCAAAGCACCTGCGTTGCTTGTGTTTTCAATATAAACGATATAAGAAGTAGCCGACGTGTATTTTACGATTAGCGGCACCCAAACATCGTCGTAGTCACCGTCAGTAAAGACATGCTCGGAGCTAATCTGGGCGCTGGCACCCTGTTTCCAAGAGGCGCGAAAAGTATCTGCTCTCGTATAAATTTCAATCGCCTCGTTGTCATCTGTAAAGTTGTCCGACAGGTGACCAGCTATATCATCGCTGGACGCGGCCCACTCAGTGGCAGACTTCTTAACCCAAATGCAAACAGTTAAGGGATGCGTCATAGCAGTAATAGTGGCATCAAGAAACTTTGTGGAAGAAAATGCTTTATAACTCATAGCGTCACACTAATGATCCAGTTCTCAATATCAGAATAGTCATTACCTACAGTGAAAGTATCGGCTGGGTTATAAGCATCACCAATGTCTTTTCCAAGAACATCTACTTGATAATAGTCAGGCAGTCCATTACCACTGGTATCGCCTACAGGTTTCGCTTCATCGCCCGCATAAAAGGCGGCAGTTGATAGTGTTGGATAGGAGCCGGTTCCCCAAGGAGGGCCAACATTTGTCATGCTGTAGCCGCCCTCATCTTCCGGGTCGCCCACCAGCCTTGCATCAACAGAATCGTGCGGCTTGGCACCACAGTCCTCTCCAACCACAACAGAATCATATCCCGCCTGTGCTGATTGGATTGTTACCGGATTAGCGGGCTGCGTTGTCTGTGCTGTTCCTCGCTCAACCCATCCTAGTCTCGGCGTGTATTGACTCTTAATATAACCTAGAGGCGAAACATCACTTTCTGTAAAGTTGTCTGCCTCGTTGTTATTCGTACTGTTGGTGCCGTCTTGGTTGCGCCACGTACTGCCAACTAAATATAACGAGGGTTGATAAACTGTACCGCCGGGAGGAACATCTTTTGGTGCGGGCGATTGTCCAACTCTAAATGGCCTTGTATTGCTGGTATCTTGTGGTCCCACTTGATAATAGTCATTTATGACATCAATCCACATTCTGCTGTCGCCGGAGTTCCAATTAACGAAGGCGCTGTAGTTTTGACCATAGCAATTGTAATGAATATTATTACTGAACTGGTGGCCTCGATTGTCCTCTCCTGATCCAGCATCCATCTTGAAATTTCTTATAAAGGAGTGAATACACAAGTTATGGTGGATTGATATATTGTACTGGTCTTGATTTATTCTCCACATACCACTCATCAACGGACCATAATTATGCTCAGTCGAAGTTATAGCGCCTTCACCAATAATGCAATGCGAAATTGTAATATTGAAGATACCACCACTAAAATCATTGACTATGCCACCATAAAGACTAAATGCCTCATCGCCATGCCAAGTGAATGAACAATGATCGAACACAAGGTCGTGCGTTCCCATCGCAGCGACGAAATTATCGGCCAGAACAGTATTGGTAGTATCATCATTCCGCCACTGCGCACTATGCCGCATACGAATATGCTGAAATAGCCCATCGTGAAACGGTGTTGTTGCAGCCTTACGACTAAAAGATAATAGTTCCTCGCCAGAATCACTCTTTATACATATGCCGTCGCCCGGTGCTGTTTGTCCTGCCACAAAAACATCAGAATTAGCGGCAAGCAGTATAATACGATCCTCTAATGCTATTGTTCCAGAAACCGTGAATATAACTATTCTTGGGACGGTCATCTCTAAGGCAGCACGGAAACTACCCGCACCGCTCTCGTTTAGGTTTGTTACCTCAACAACTATACCGCCCCTACCGTGGGTAGTATCAGTGCCAAACCCTTCGGCCCCTGGGAACGCGGCCAAGGGAACGACGGCGTTAACAACAATGCTAAACGTGTCGCTTGTTACTGGGCTGTTTGTACCATCATCTGCACTGAAAGAAAATCCCGTGTATGTCCCCGCTACCGCCGAACTGGTGATTGTAATTACACCACCACTGTCCAAGCTCATCCACGCCTCAAATGTGCCTGTTACTTTAACAAACGTAAGGGTGTCGTCCTCTTGATCGAAGGTATTTGTTTTTAGATCGTGTGTGCCGCCCACCGACTCTGTGACTGAAATGGAGGGCGTACTGATCCATTCTGGAGGATTATTCGGTGGAACTATACCCGGACCTGCTCCTATTAACCCTCCCATGATTTAATCCAGCTAAACTCCGAGAGGGGTTCACCTTTACGCCATACTATACCTGCGGGATCAAAATGCATTCGTCTATTCTTCTCTAAGGAGTAATGGTAGTCTACCCCATCCTCCGTAAACTCGAAGTACCGAGGTATGTCAGTAAATACGTCTTGCCAGTTCTCTGGAGTAATCTCACGAAGATACCGATATCTGTTACAGTGGTCATTGATTAAGGCTGGTATTCGCTCTAAGCCAGCATCCCGTGCTGCATTGAGCCTAGACCCACCAAATCCAAGATAATCCCCTGATTCAAGTGCATAGACAATGATTGGGTTTCTAACCCCTTCCTTGGCTATGGACTCTGTGAGAGCCAGTTGGAACTCTGGTTTATCCTTTGTGCCTATTCTATCCGTAGAGACCCACCCATTGAGTCCTACCTTGGGGCCGGGATATGCTGGGTTACGTATGAGTTTACCCTTTATCCCGTCAATCTTGACCCATCCGTACCGAACCTTCAATATGCTAGCTGTATGCAGCAATAAGGCGCATAAAAACTGTCACGCTTCAATACTTCCTCATGTGACCAATACTCCATGATTCCTCGATCTTGGAACTGCTCCCTCCACCACTCTGGGGTTTGAACGATCAGATGAGCATTTCTACCATCAGGCAGAGGTGGCCCCAGATCAGGAGAACATGCTATCAAGTGGTACTGGAACTTCGTTGCGTGGTGTGTGAGCCACTCTAGCACATCATTCAGGTGGTCTGGCTCTATGTGCTCCATCACGTCAGAACTCACGATTAGATGAAACTTGCCCTTGGGGAGCCGGTCAATTCCATCGACTCCCGGGTCGTAGTCAGTCCATTCTACCTCATGATCTAAATATTGCTTCACAAAGTTACCTAGAGTGCTCTTACCAGCGCCAAAATCAAGAACTGTCTGTATCTGGGGATATCTACTGAGTAGCCCTACTACCCTAGTTCCGAAGTTGCGTGCTCCGGTAGAACCCCAATTCAACGATCTCTCTGAACGGTACGTCTTCAAGTCTTTCGCATATTGCTCGCTGTGCATCGTATCCCCCCAGAATGAAGTCAGTAGGTACGTCTCCATCCCTGTATATATGTCGGTAGCTAAGTGCATGAAGCCATTCTTCTCTATCAGGACGAATCGGTTCATCACTCAGATTATGTGTGGTTACATCCCATGCCAGACTAGCTGGGTGCATAGCGATGGTTGGTATTCCTGCAATAACAGTCTCAGACCCCACAGTAGAGCTATACGTTACGGCTAGGTTTGTTCTGTCGAGGCACGGCTGGAGCTCTTCGCCTATACTTCTTAGTGTCCCGGGGTGTTCTCTTATTTGGCTCTCCGGTAATACTGCAGAACATTGCTTAATCCATTCGTTAGTATCTAGTCCGTGGAGAGCCTTATCTCTTGGCATTTGTCCAAATATCGTCGTTTGGCCGGTTTCTTCTTCTTTCCACGGCGCGAGCTCCGGACGTGGTCGCTCAGGCAATCCATCAGTATTCGGGATAATCCCCAATCCATTTTGTCCTCCATAGGCCCACGTGTACGTGGCTCCTCTAGCACCCCAGACGGGGTTTTCAAGAATGATGAAAGGGATGTGGTTCTCAAAGGCATGGTTAAGCGCATGGGATATCCCAAAGCCCCACTGGAACATCAGGTCCGCATCTACAGGATCTTGCCGTAATCTGTACTCAGCCCCAAGAGCATCCCCAAAGTGTTTGACTTTGGCTGAACTTCGGTTATTCCCCCTCAAATAACCTACTATCCTCATTAACCGTTACCTTGCTTCCCACGGTTAGACGACTGGCTGGAGCTGACCGGCTGACCCGGAGACAGCTTCGGAGCTCTACGCTGAGGCGGCTTGTTCGCCTTGATAGGGCGATACTGCTCACTTCTGCTTTGATTTGCTTCACTCATCTTCTTTATCCTCGCTTACTTCGGTGAAATCACCGTCAACAACGTCCCCACGATTAATATTCATCGTACGAACCCTTATCTCTTGTTTAACCCCCGCAGACTTATCATCACTGATATTCTGCTTAGATACGTTAGCATCCCATATAAGCTTCTGAGAGGCTCCGTGTCCGTCTAACGCCTGCTTCACTATCAGGGATAGCACATCAGCCATATCGTCCCCTAGAGACTCTCTGAAGGCTTCCTCCAGTGCAAGCTTCTGCAGGGTTATGACATTCTTGGACCCTTCGGGCCTACCTTTGGGATTACCAGACGTACCTTTCATGAAGGTCCCGTCCTTACGTCTTTTGGTTAATTGTCCTGATTCACTCATAAGAATATCAATAACCCAATAACAAATCCAATAGCTATACCAAGTGTGAAATCTAAAATTTGTTGGGTACTGTTAGTCATAGTTATCCCCTTAAAGTGCAGGCCGACCCGAAGAAGGGGGCACCCCGAGCCAGCCCACGGGTGAGTAGCCACGAAGGGCGTACTCGGTGAAGAGAGGTCCGTCAGTACGGCGCGCTCTATGTAGAAATAGGTGGTACTGCCATTTGGCGTACCAACTCATGTATGAGAGATGAGACCAGTAAGTCATAGAGCACCTGAAAGATACCCACGAACAATGCTGTGAGTAATGCGTATAATGCAATTTTACCAAATGTCGTCACTCTAACTCCTTACTTAGAGTATCACTCATACCAGTTTAGGTCAGGTGTACTAAGGTGAGTTGCCTCACCCCTAGTATATATTACTCTGAAGGTTAACCATGAGCTAAACTCTAAGTGTTTACTTAAAGAACAGGTGAGATGGGTGTTTCTGACATTATTATATGTAAGTATTTACACTTATTTCACAATATCCTGTATTATGCCAGTAGAAATCACGAGGACGTTGTTTTAGAAGGCCCGGGAGGGCCGACTATCCTTCGGATATCCGCACCAGAGGTGCTTCTGCCACTCTGAGGGCCTTCTTGCCCCAGGTGCCCCTCGTTTAGGGGTCAAATAGGGGTATTTTGGGGGTATTTTACGTATTTTGTACGCACAAAGGTCCTCGCCCTACCGGACTCGTCGCGGAATGTCAATAGGCAGGGGGGGAGGGTGGCCTAAGTCATTGATTTCATTGACATTATTCCGACTTGGCATGGTTCTTGACAGTGGAAACAGCACGGTACACCAGACGTAAGCCATTGATTTCATTGGAGTTGCGCAAATGGATAGGGCCATCGTAAGTCATTGATATCTAAGGAGTTATTGAATGTTGGCACGATTCTTGACACACCCCCGGCACATGCAATAGTCATGCCAACCTGAGATGTCAAGTCAATCATGGTGTGTTGCCTAACCTCACATGGTGTGAGGAGTGGGCACCACGACTACGCAGTAGGTTGATGGTGATGCACTGATTGAGTTGCAATGGCTGAGGATAGGAGTATACTTGACGAATGACCGCACTCCTGCCCAACACATTAGTAACCTCACATGGTGTGAGGTATTGGAGAACAACATGAACAGCATCACCCGTATCTATCGTGCCTATCGTTTGCATCGTGACCTTGGCCGCTGGTCCCGTCGTGATGCCTTCGCAGTCGCTTGGCAATGGCGCAAGCCAGAGGTTGATCAACTGACCATGTTCACATCGACACCGCGCTAGTCCCTTATACCAGCATCGTGACAGGGTGCTGAATATAATGGATCAGAGGATCACAGTCTTATTACCAGCGGCTAACTGGCAGCCGTGACCAATGCCAGCACTTGAAAGGATATTGATATGACTAGCAAGAAAGACAAGTCAGCAGCCAACGCTGCGCAAGCGGTACTTGATGCCAATCGGGAAGCTCTGACTGGTTTCGACTCTGCCGTTGTTCATGGCCTGTTCACCACGATGGGTGCCAGTGTCAATGACAGTGACAAGGCAAAAGGCATACGCTCACAAGCAGCACTCGAACTGTGTCGCCATGCTGAGTCGGTAGCCATTGCAAGCCGGGATACTGGCGCTACCGAGATTGACAAGGGATGGTCGGCTAACGTGCGGATGATGTTGCCTGTCTTGGCTAAGGAGGGTTCACCCTTCGTCAAGGTCAAGAAGGACGACAAGGGCACGCGCTATACCATGTCGGGTTACGGCATGAACGTGAACTCTATCGCCCGTGGTTATTGCCAGTACTCCGACGTTGGGGTGCATGCTGCGGATGCTGAAACCTTTGTCGAATGTCGTGAGGCCGTGCAAGCAAGACGGGCCGAGGACCTGACACCAGCAGCCAAGGCATTGGTTGAGGCCAAGCAGTTGCTCACTGATACGCTTGCGGATGTTCGCAGCATGGCAGTTGATGGCAACGACATCGACTTGATCAATGACACGATCAAGAGTCTGGTTCCGATTCAAGATGCGCTCACTGAGATGCATCTCATGTCTGGAGCTGAGTCTGAAGAAACTGAAGCAGAGGCCGAGAGTGCCGACGAGGACAGCGGCCAGTCGGACGACGCGGAAGCAATCGCTGCATCCGGATAAGATAGCAAGCGACTAGGACACCCCGCCCTAACAGGCGGGGCTTTCTTGTGCGTGTATTTTGTTGATGCGGTTAGACACCGTGCAATGGTTGCCGGAAGGGTTCGAATCCCTGCTAACCGCATCACCAAAGAGTACACAAATACAATACCTCACACGATGTGAGGTTTTAGGAGTAGTACAACATGAACACATGTACAACACTTGGCATCGCCCTAACGCTAGTTGGCCTTGTTATGGTATTTCTTGCGCCTGATATCTGGTATTACTTCACGATATGGGGATTGATTTCTTCGTTGGCTGGAGCGCTACAAGGACAGAGGTAGTAGACTGATGCCAGAACTACACGAAGTCCCTGAACGTCAAGGTGTCAAAGTACGCGTACTTGAAGCAGACGGCACCCAGCACCCACCAGCACATCGTGACTTCATACCAAACGAAGTACTTACATTCTCACACATTGATGGTATGTACTCCCTTTGTTATGACAAGGACAACAATCCCGTACATTTAGTCGCATGGCAGGAGGTTGAGATAGTAGAATAACATGTTATTATTTACCCTTATAATTTGGTCCTCCTTATGTACTGCTATTGATCCAAGTTGCGAGACAGGTGATTATGTGGTGCATGGGCAGTACAAGACTCTTGTGGAGTGTAACGCACATCTGCGAGCATGGAAGATTGCACGTATTCCTACAAATAGGGGAGTATGTTACCGTAGGAAGAGAGCTACATGACTACTAAGCTCATCAAGTACCAAGAACCTCTGTTCACTACAATGAATACATGTCCCCGCGTCAAGGCTCGTGTTGAGTGTCCTAACTGTGGTTATCCTGCCAGTGAAGCTCGCTATATGCTCTTGGTCAGAGCAGGTAAGTTCCAGTACCTCAGGACTGGTGTGTGGCGTGATGCCCCTCCCTGCATTCAGGAGTCGGGACGACGACATAAGTGTACTCGCGACCAAGACTGTGAAGTACACATGGGAGACTGTAGTCTCGATGACTAAACAGATTTGTAAGGCCTGCAAAGGCACGGGCCATGACAAAGCATCACGTCCTGTTGTGGTATTTGAGCAGTACCAAGACAGTGAAGGCAAAGATAGACGCCGACACATCACTAAAGCCCAAGGCAGTGGTTGTATACATTGTCAAGGCATAGGATATCGGGAGATACCATGAAACAAACTATCGCAAAAACGTTCAAAGCGGTCACACCGGCAAGTTTGCCTAAAGGCATTATTGTGTTATCAACAAGTATGCCTGATGGTGCATATCGACTCGCAGCAGAATTTGTCATTCCTTACAACCGTTATGGGACGGATATTGTGCGCGCCGCAAAAGAAAAACGTACTCTCCCCGCCGGGACTGTTATCATTTCCACCGAGGGTGGTCATTACTATCGGTTCAACGACAACGGTAACGGTTTGTCTGGTCTAAGTAAGAGAAATGACACCCTCTCCGGCGCGTTAGCACAACGAATCTCAATAACTGAGATAACTGTTGATGCCTACAAAGCGACACGGAAGCCTGCCAAGAAGAAAGTAGCCAAGAAAAAGAAAGCTACTCGTCGCTCACGGAGTTAGTCATGAAACACTGGTACCTAAGCATTCTGGTAGCACTCAGTTTAGCTGCGTGTGCCAGTACTGCTCGACTCGACGAACTCAAGGCGCTTTGTGACCCCACGACTCCTGATGTAGAGGAGTGCTACGAAAAAGCAGAAACAACCGTGAAAGAAGAACAAGAATACACTCGTTTAGATCGTAAAACAAAGCGCAAAGAACGGCTGATCGCGTTCATTATAGGTTGTAAAGAAATAGGTGGTAGAATCATGTACACGTGCAGGTCTTGCTCCGCCACTGAAATCTACAAAATGCGTAAAGCTGACCGTAAGGGACAGATATACATTCCTCGCGGCGCACAGCAGATTGATTTTCAATGCTGGTAGGAGATAGATGATGGGTGTAGTACGACCAGAATCCTTTCGCAGAACATGGGTAGCTATTTTTTTCTTTGCGCTACTAGGGCTCGCAGTGTTTCTAAACGTAGCTGCGATATTTTTCATAGACGAGCCCCCACACAGTTTAACTTTAAGGAAAGCAGCACAACTCACTAATGAGTGCTACGACAAAGGCATGAGAGCTGTATTTCTGCCCAATCCTGATCGTATCGAGTGTAGGCCCTCTCTTGACTTCCAATGAAAAGGAACTGATGAGTGAGCGTTTCGTACTCCGTCTACAAACACGAGTAAACGAGATGCTTGCTACAATGGATTTACCGCGATGGGAGACCGCTGAGATGCATCGCTTCGCGAAACGTATGCGCTACGTCGTAGGTGATAACTTAACTGATCGTGACCTACATGTACTGGTGCGAGTTACAAACCGTGAGTTCTTGGGACGGAGAGCATGTCGATAACCACTGTACTACTGATTTTAATCCTTCTGGCGATCTTGATTCCCACCACACTGTTGAGTTTGTTACAACTTGCCTTGAAAATCTTCGTTGGCGGTGTTGTTCTTACTCTCTGTGTGGTGGTGCTTTTTCTCCTCTTCTCATAATGGCACACCTCACACGGTGTGAGCAAAAGGCGCGATCAGCGTCTAAAAGTCGTAAACGTCGGTGGCGTGCGCGCTACTCCCGCCCCTATAACCGTAAGAAAACAGAAACAGAGGAACCTATATGGATACAGGAAAACTCATTTACAGACCACACTGGCGGATAAGAGAATTTCCGGGGTGTTGTCAATCAAAGATACTGTTTCGGTTAGGCGCGATGTATCCTTCCGGAACTGCTCTTGCAGACCTACAAAAGAAAGCTAAACGAAAAGGACCAAACTTTCCTGTTACACAGATAAAACCTTCCCGTCTTGTGGATTCTATCAGAGACACGAACATGACACAGGTCGTTGGCCGCTCTATCCCGATTGAGGTTGCATTCTGCGCTGTATTAAAAGACATGAAAGATCGTTACGGTGGGCTTTTGTGGTTTATGTGTGACAATGTAACCCGCGTTGGAGATACGCATAAAGGTCCGTTTAGTACACAGAACTTTGTGTTATGGCTCAGTAAGAACAACTTAGCTGACACCACAACAAGTAAGAAGTCTGCTCGTAGGTTAGAGGGTTACTGCGTCATTCTTAAACCAAAACTCTGCAACGTGCGCATCAAAGCAGGATGCGAACTGTACACACAGTTTCGTAGACGAGTGCGCAGACCCGGCAGTTCGCTTTGGGGGGGCATACTCTAATGTACATCAAAAATAGTGTGTGGCAAGGACAAGGCATGCCCGGCTGTTGTGGCGTTCATGTACTTTATCGCTTATTTGGGGTAAATATCACAAAGACATCACACCTAGTAGAACTAAACGGATTGTTGAATGCGTGCAAAGACCAAGAGAGGCCGGGGAGGTTGTTGGGTTCTCCACAAAATCAACAATCTGTTGAATCATCTCTCAGTTTCATGGTTAGAACTTTAACACAGAAATCGAAATGTTGGCAGAGGACAGACATACCGGCAATAAGAACAGCAGTTCCTTTAGATACTATGTTTACAGCTGTGTTACAGTCTGTACCAAAACAAGCCCTCATATATCTAACAGATAATATGTCGGGGGAAGGAGACGTCTATCTGGGTAGCTTTACCACGCGGAGCTTCAAGAAATGGTATGTGGATAATGAACTCGGAGCTATTGTTACATCAGGCCCAGTAACAAGTACGCGTACACAAAAACAAATACAAGGCTGGATACTCACCCCCAACTGGCCCACTATTAACAAACTGATCAAAATAGAACATGAGAAACTCTTACAATTTGTAAAGGATACTAATAATGATCCAAGAATCAAAAGCATTAATCAAAGCAGAATCAACGAACGAGTCCACGACGCCCGGCGACTCGCAGCAACAGTCCTCGACGGATGGGGACAATAACGACGAGCAAGGCTCTGTGCGAGTCTTGGTCTATGGCTCTCTGAAATCCCATCAAGGTAACAATGTCTTGATGAAGAACATTGATGCCAAATACATGGGGATGGACTCCATTACGGGATCATTTGCAATGATATCTTTTGGAGGCTTCCCCGGGGTAGTCCATGCTGACCCCAATGAACCACTGTGTACCATATTTGGTGAAGTGTACGCGACAGATGAGGAGGGTTTAGCATGTCTGGATTTACTAGAATCACACCCCAACTGGTATGAACGATTTAAGTACCGTTCTGATATCCATAGTCGTCGCGTATGGATGTATACACTACCTCGCGGAGCTGGCTACCTCGATGCTACAAGGTATGATCGTGTCGAATCATGTATCTGGCGACCCACTGAACCTGAACTCAAGTTCTGGAACTCCCAAGACGGCATCGAAATTAATGCTTAAGTATGAATATCGTGCAGCTGGTTACACCCCAAGTGGACAACTAGCTACATTAACTGGAACTATCGACGCAGGATGTGATGAAGCAGCATGGAATGCTCTTGTAGGCATGAAAAACACTTGGAACTTTACCAAGTTGAACTTCATAGGCCTCTATTCGTTAGATAAGTCAGGGGAACGCTCACGAACACCCCTCATCTATGAGAGTACACCGGGAACTGTAGCAGTAAGACGAGACATGAACAAGAATCTCCCTGTGGTGGCTACGCCTATATACACACCACCACCAAAACTTGGAGATTTATACGCAAATGCACCATGGACAAGAGACTTTGAGACCTCTAAACTCTTTAACACTGTGAAAATCAAAGACAAACGGAGTACAATATGACTATTGGAGCTGATCCAGAGTTCTTCCTGTATGATAACGGGCGTATCGTGCCGTCGATAGGAATTATTCCGGGCACAAAGCAAGCACCTCACCTACTTGGCGACGACGATGGAGAGGGGTATTTCTGTCATGAAGATAATGTCACCATTGAATTAGGCATACCTATTCTCACGCAGGGGGAAAATCTTGGGAACGCTATTTCTTATGGTAAACGTCTAATTACAGAAGAATTCCTCAGTTCAAACCAGTCGTTATATGCTAATGCGTCGTCTATTGAATTTACTCCAACTCAATTGACATCAGAACAGGCCCAAACATTTGGTTGTGAGCCAGATTTCGATGCTTACACTGCTGGAAAGGTGCGAGACATTCCAAATTCACTCAAAAAGAGCAATTGGCGTAGTGCCGGAGGGCATATTCATCTTGGAGGCAACTTTAACTGTCCTCCCTTTGTTGTTGCCCTATTATGTGATGTATTCTTGAGCGTTAAGCCATATATTGACGGCTACAATCCACAGAGTACTCTTGGAAGCCACACCCGCATGAAACATTACGGGCGGCCCGGCATCTTTCGGCCTAAGCCTTATGGTATTGAATACAGAACTCCCAGCACGTGGTGGTGCGTTGATGAAAGTTTTGGTAATTATATCGGAATGACTGCAGATCGTCTTGTACAGTACCTAGAAGCACACACAGGCACTACAATACGTAGCAGCATTGCTAAGATTCCATGGCTTGAAGTAAAACAATTACTTTCATACGAGAGCGATGTGCCCCGAGAAGATAAATTGGAACGTGCTCATATCATTATGGATCAGGTCAAATTAGCGGGGCTGATGGTATGAACCCGCTCAACGTACCTTCACGAGATTTTGCACTCTACTACAACAATACCTACATGCTCCACGCTAAACGTGGACCTGTGTACGTAACAGCGAGGGATGGTGTTCTTCTAGCTCGTAAAAACCCCTCTCAAAACTATCGAAATACGGACCCTGCTATGTTAGAGTGCTTGTTCCCTATACCACGAGCAATAAACTATCGCGACGGAGCGGTACAGATAGCGAGGCGGTCTACACGATCTGCACGGCGGTCTGCTACTCTTGCACACTACTACGTCCTGTGGTCCGAGTACGCTCCGCCTGACGGCATTGATGGAATTAATGCAGGACACATGTCTTTATTACTGACTCCATTACTCTATCCTCTGATGGGGACAGCGTTCGACATGATAAGTCAGGGAGGACAACGAAGTGTGGCAGTCTCGAAGGACTTCATCCTAAGCGCAGAGGGAGTAGGAGCGGTGAATATTCGATGCCATGGGCGAATGGTAGGAGAAATAATCCGAGAATCTAACGGATATCGGTACGAACCACTCGAAGCTGATCCGTTAATGAGTGCGCGCACTGAATTTAAGTTACAAAAGGAAGGTTTACTGTGCTTATAGACCAAAAACTCTCTAAATTCTCCGCGCAACGCGGTGTCCTGCGTAACGGGTTAAATACAACACCTGCTTTAGGTATTGAGTTAGAATACGAAAGGACACGAAGGATGCCACGGATAAACCCGAGCCCATGGCGCATTGAAGGTGATGGGTCTCTACGCACTGGTGGGGTAGAGTTCATCTCTAATCCTCTATGGTACGGTGAGATAGAGAACGCACTTAGCGTGGCAGAGGCCACAGTAGACTACATGGCGGCTGTTGCTACGCATAGATGTGGATTACACGTACATATTAATATGCGCCCCTTCTCCGTGGGACAGATATGGAGTGTTGCGGCGCTTTACATCCTTGTAGAACCTACAATTTATGCCACGTACGCTGTTAATCGTGAAGAAAACACATTTGCTGTTCCATTATGGCTAAATCGTCCTATAATTCAAGCCTTAGGCCGGGACATGACTCGTATACGGTCTTATGAGCCGGGCGGCGCGGACCAAAAGGTGAAAGTACGTCCTTCGTTATCTATAATACAAACTGATAAGTACAGTGCATTGAATTTCCAGTCCCTTGTACGATTCGGTACAATCGAGATGCGACAGCCGTACTGCACTAATGACTTTGACGCTATTCGAAGTTGGTGCGACTTCGTGATTCGGCTACAACAACAGGGGTGCAACTACCGAGACCCCATAGGAGTATTAGATCATTACAGCAACGTGGGCCTTGCCAAGGTGCAGGAAGATTTATTTGGCGGCGCATACGAAATACACCCTGATATTCAGGAACAAGCAGAGGATGCCGCCGCCCTTATGGTGGGCCGTATGATACCTCATTGGGAAACTCTTAACTGGAATGTACTTGGAGAACAATAAATGTGTGGAATTGTAGGATTTATTACCCTCGACAACAAGACTAAGCCTTTCGTAAAGGATAAGTTCTTTGCGGAGGCCCTGTACATGAGTGCATTACGAGGAATGCACAGTACTGGAATCATGGGAGTGAGTGAAGACTTCAAGTGGTCGTGGGCTAAAAATGCTATGCCCGCTGCTAGATTCTTGTCGAGTGCCTCCTTTAAGGAAAGGGAGAAGAACTCGTGGTGTATGATGGGTCACACTCGTCATGCTACTGTAGGTGATATCACTACAGACAATGCACATCCTTTTCACCACGAGAATATCATTCTTATGCACAACGGTACATTACGCAGTCTACATACTGTACCACACCGAGAATTTAAGTTTAAAGTAGACAGTGAGCAGATAGCACACAGCTTAAACAAAGTAGCACCCGAAGAAGCGGGAACTTTACTGGGTAAATTGGAGGGCGCGTATGCTCTAGTTTGGTTTGACTTACGGGACAAGTCAATCAACATAGTACGCAACCCGGAGAGACCACTACATCTAGCTCTTGGTCCTCAAAATGATATCTTATACTTAATGAGTGAGGGACACATGCTGAACTCCATCTTCCATAGGTTCCAGACCTCACAACAGAAGCCAGCTAACATATGGCAGTTGGGAACGTATCAACTGTTGAAGTACATAAAGGGGGACTTAACACCAGAGGTCACTGAGATCACCCCAAAGCCAGCGACTTCCCATTATGGGAACACTGGTGGGTACACTTGGCCTAACAGAGATACTGTTGCGCAGCGACGAAGAGAGAGTGCAAGCATACTCAATAGAGAAGGATATCTTGCTGGACGTATTGTAATCAACGGGGAACGTAGAAATATACCGGACGGTCATAAGGTAATGCTGGAAGAATGGTACCAGCTCGATGTCAAAGAGAATTATCTCTTTGAACCAGAATCTTTCGAAACGTGGAACATAAAAGATTACTCAGAAGGTATGACGAGAGGATTGCTGTGGCACCCCGAGTGGAAGACATGGATGGAATCTGTAATGTATTGCACACGAAGATCAATGCTAAATCAGTTCAAAGACCAGTCATGGACTGTGTGCCCAATCGGAGTATCACACGTAAGCAAGAGTGAAGACTCGAATGATCCAGTGATTATAGTACGGCCTCAATGGTATTCGTGGAATGGAGACCTGCCTCCAAAAGATATGTACGAGTATAACGAAGAGGAGGAGGAGGAAGAAGAAGAAAAGAAAGGCACACTACTACGAGGACCACATGGCGATATCACCGTGGAGGCATGGAAACTCTTATGTGCGGATGGATGTAATATGTGTAGTGTACCCTTATTCCCCGCTACCGACGCAGAAGACCTCACATGGGGTGGGGAGATGAATAACCAACCTCTATGCTTTGGGTGCGTTGAGGAGTACACCGAGGCTAACTCATGAGCTTACGAATTGAGTCATACAACCTACGCAGTAGGGGTGCTAAATCACTAGCCCGTGCTACAGGAATACTACTAGCTACAGACGCACAAGTAGCTCGTCATGGTACATTTAACACTATCATTAACTGGGGTTGCTCAGAAAGGAGGTTCCCAAATGCCACGTACATTAATAACCCGGAAGCCGTTGCCGTTGCGTCCGACAAGCTTAGAAGTGCAAGAGCGTTCGCCGAGGCCGGTGTCAGACAACCCGCCTTTACCACCGATCAATCCGAGGCGCAGAGGTGGTATGACGATGGAAGAACCGTTGTTGCCAGAAGACTCCTCCGCGCCTCTCAGGCCCGGGGTCTACGACTTTACCGCCCCACAAGCGTCCACCGCCCAACAAACTCACGGGCTAGGCTGGGCAACGAATCCCTTGACGAGGCCCCGCTCTACACGCAATACGTCAAGAAGTCCGAGGAATACCGAATCCACGTTCTCAGTGGAGTTACCATCGACACTCAGCATAAGCGAAGACGAGGAGGAGTAGATAATGATTCCATTAATTATCAGATTCGGAACGTCAATAATGGTTGGGTGTATTGTCGTGATGAAATATCTTGCCCTGATAGCCTTGGCCCTCTTGCTATCGCCGCTGTTGCTGCTGTTGGTCTTGATTTTGGCGCTGTGGATATTGGGTGGAATCGTCATGAAGCACAAGGATACGTGTATGAGGTCAATACAGCCCCGGGTCTTGAGGGAGCGACAATTGACAGCTATCGACGAGCCTTCATTGAACTTTTACCAGTCTTACAGGGCGGGGCTTATCAGAGACGGAGGAGAGCAGGATGAAGATACGATACAAGAAGAAGAACCATTACCTGCACCCCGGGATTACAGTATTGATAGACTGGGTGATGGGGCACAATGTGCCAGTATGGGTGACAGCGACCATTGTAGACACGCTTAGTACACAATTCACTGCCCTAGTTAACGTAGATGGAGCACCCTTAACGTTCCGATTCTACAGTGATGTGGGCGATACATGGAGGCCTGTATGAACAAAGAGGAACAGATGCAGCTCTTGACGGACATCAGGAATAAATACCCGCTCACACAACATGAGCGGGAGGCCATAGCGTGGTCTTACGCAGCATGTCTGTTAAAAATAGACTTACAATCAAGATTTGACAGTATATTTTCAGAGGAGAATTCCAGTGCCTAATCACATACCAGTAGTAGTTAACGGTAACACTTATAATAATGTCAGACAGGCTTGGCGGGCAGAGAGTCCTGACGGTTTGTTAGAGATCACAGTGCGCAAGCGGCTGCAACTAGGATGGCACCCTGACGATGCATTTACACTGTACCCTGTCATTGAGCCACAAGAAAGACGCGCAGGACACGCGGCGCGGGGTCTAATTGAAAACATTGAAGAATATATCAGCGAATAATGTCAGAAACACCCATCTCACCTGTTCTTTCTACGTAAGTTGAAGTAATACATGAGTTTTAACTCAGAAATTATTATCCTTGGTAGTAATCTCTCCGAGGGAGAATCACTCAGAGTGATCTGCCCTATTTGTGGGGGAGGTATGTCTAAGGAGAAGACACTCTCCATTACAAGGAACCAAGGGTTGGTATGGCAGTGCTTTAGAGCTAAATGTGGCGCTAAGGGTGCAACCCATAGTGTTGGATTTACGACTTCTAAGAGTAAGACACAGTCTTTACCAAAGACGTGGGACGGAGTATTGTTCGAAGTCCCACCGAAGGTGGCAGATGCCATCTATGATAAATGGTTGCTCCGTGATGTACCTAATTGGTACTGGACAACCGAATATGGGGGCCGAGTGGCTATGAGTGTCCGTGCAGCGAACGATACCCACAGGGGGTGGGTGTTACGTGCTCTGAACACAACGTCGCGTACCAAGGCTCTCACGTACGTAGAGAAGGGAGAAGGACTCAGTTGGTACAAGACCACACCGCACAGTGGTACTGTGATAGTTGAGGACATTCCCTCCGCCGTTCGAGCCTCTGTGTACATCAATGCGGTGGCACTGCTCGGCCATGGAATCGGGCTTGACCGGGCTCGTGAAATAGCTGAGTATGCCCCGCGACCTATTATTGTAGCACTGGATCAAGATGTAACACGCAAGGCGTTCCAGTTAGCACAGAAATATGCCCTCTTGTGGGATGATGTGAAGGTACTCCCACTAGAAGAGGACCTAAAAGATATGGAGGAGACAGAATTATGCTCGTTATTGACCTCACAGACTTCAAGGGGGACTATTGGAGACTGATATATACTGGGTCAAACCAGAGATATCTACACAACGGCAGTGTGTACTGGAAGTCATGGTGGTACGCACCTGTCAGACCCCACGAACTGAGGGATTACGATGAAATACCACTACCTATCTTTACTGCGTGGTTCGCATGAGTAAAGAATACATTCCCATATATACTGGGTCAAACCAGAGATATCTACATAAAGAAGAGCTAAAGGTAGGGCGAGCTTACTACGTAAGCGCACGGAATTTCTCTTACGCAATATGGGACGGCAAGGAGTTTAACGGTCTGCGGTATAAGTTTGGAACTTGGTTTATGGACAAAGAATTACATTATGACGATGGAGCTCCTTTTGGCACGGTACTGCCCTTTGAGGAGCTTGTTCCTAATGAACTATAATAATAAGAGAGAGCTAAATGAGGGAAAAACATGTCCTATCTAGTGTCATTAAATCACGGGAAGCCTACAATGCCATCGCGGACCATGTACAAAGTACTGATCTTAGTGAACAAGGATGGCTCATTTGGCAGCGGATTGCAGCATTTTACGGACTTGCTGACAGCGAAACCACCCGTTGTGATGGAGAGTTGTTGGCAGCAGACGTATCGAGACAAGTCTCAGCAAATACACATAAAGAAATGTTCGAGGCGTTGGTACTCGGGTTGGTGGAATTTGACACGAGCCCAGCTAACGTCGTTGATGACCTACTCGCGACCAAGCGAGAGGTCGCTGGTCAACTCTTGGCCTCTGCCCTGCTCACTGGTGGCAAAGTCAACGGGTTACTCGATACCTACCAATCCGTCATGGCTATGGAAAGCTTTGATGAAGCGTCAGTACCGGAGGTCCGTCAAGGATTCAGTGTCACTGAATTATGTACTACAGGCTTCGATCCAGAAGGATTGATACAACTATATCCTACCTCTCTGAATGACAGGATGGATGGAGGAGTCAAGCCCGGGCATCATATAGTAGTGTTCGGACGTCCTGAGATGGGCAAGACTCTACTCGTCATTGAATTGATGGCTGGGTTTCTACGCCAAGGTCTTACGACACTGTACATTGGTAATGAGGACCCGATAGATGACATTAACATGCGTGTGATCAATAGACTCACGCAGATGAACAAGTTTGACGTGCTTAATGATCCTGCAAGGGCGGACGCTAGGGCGAGGGAGGCTAATTACGAGTTACTTATAATGGCCTCTCTTGCCCCGGGAACTGTACGAGAAATAACCGGATTGATTGACACACACGCACCCGATGTGCTGGTGTTGGATCAGCTACGCAATCTCGATATGAAGAACGACAACCGTGTGCTGGCACTGGAGGAGGCGGCCCGACAGGCCCGTGAATGGGCTAAACGATACTCTTGCGTGGTAGTGAGTGTAACACAGGCTGGTGACAGTGCTGAGGGCAAGGCTGTCCTCGACATGGGTGATGTAGACTGGTCCAACACTGGTATTCCCGGTGCATGTGATGTAATCATAGGTATTGGGGCGAACGAAAAGAACAAGCAAAGAGGAGAGATAGTAATCTCCCTACCTAAAAACAAGGTGAGTGGGAAGCATGAGTTCTTCCCTGTACTCATTGATCCTGCACTGAGTCAACTCATACCGTTAGATTGAATGTCAGAATAGGGTGACTCACCTGTTCTTTCTATAACAACAAGGAATAACATGACTATAACAGAAGAATACGCTAAAGATTTAATTGCAGTTGCGAGAGCAACAGTAAGCGGTACCGAAGAGGCAGAGGACATAGCGCAGGACGCGTACATCAAACTCATGGAGTTAGACCGAGCCGGAAGGGTAGCAACTAGGTTTGTAGCCTTCAAGATGATTGAAGTAATAGCACACCAACAAGCTGCTAACCTACACAACAAAGACAAGAGGCGTAGGGAGATAGAGCAAGAGCATGGCAAATCAATCAACAGGAACTTGACCGGACAAAGTGCAGAGCACATGTCGGCAGCGCCTGACGAAATAATCATATCAGAGGAGGTTAGGAACAGATTGCTGGACCTGTCTCCTCTGGTGTATGCTACCGCACACTCTCATTACATTGACGGACGTACTGTGTTGCAACTTGCCATGGACTACGCGTGTACTGAGGCTGTGATATACAAACGATTACAACGAGCTAGAGACATAATAACTGGAGAACAATAACATGTCAGACAGACCAACGCTAGAAGTATTCACCACACCAGTAGGAGAGCTAGTCTACCCGTGGCTCACACGTGCAGATACACGCTACGACCCTGAAGGTGTGTTCCAAACCAAGTTACTCCTTCCCTTTGAGAATGCACAAGAGCTTATTGCACGTCTTGAAGGTACATTGAACGACTTCATTGGCACCCTTGATGTGAAGCAACAGAACTCTTACGCTCCTGCACCCGTGTATGAGGAAGAGACTGATGACGAGGGCAACACTACGGGCAACGTATTGTTCCGGGTTAAGCTCAAAGCACGAGTCACACCGCGTGAAGGAGACCCATTCTATCAGAGACCTGTTGTATTTGACGCTGCGGATGGGACTGCTGTTACTGCGCCTGTCTACGGTGGCACAATGGCTCGTCTCAAGGGACAGATCGTACCTTACACCAACGCAGCGAGCAAGGCAGTAGGTGTTACCCTCCGGTTACGCTCAGTGCAGGTACATGAGTTAGTATCAGGAAGCAGCGATGGTGCTGCGTTCTGGTCTGACTTTGGTTGAGCTAGCGGGGCTGCCACCACACGTGGCGGCCCCTGATCCATCTATCTATTGGAGTGATAACTATGTTACGCTTGACTTTGAAACTACAACTGAACTCAAAGGGTCTCCGCTTGCTGAGGGAAATCGAATCATCCTTGCCTGCTGGCGTGTTAATAAAACAAATGACTCCAATTCACTTAGGCCTCCCAATGGACGACGAGCTCACAGTACAGGTGGGTCCGTGCAATACTGCTTTGGAAGCGAATACAATCTTGAAGAACTTGTCAATGATATCGCCAAAGCGGATTTCGTGGTCGCCCACAACGCCAAGTTTGAGCTCGGGTGGCTCAGACGTTGTGGCGTCGACTTACGCCGGGTAGTAACATTTGACACACTGATAGCTGACTATGTACTGGGAGGCAATCGCTTCGCACTACATGAGCTAGGACTATCAGCATGTTTGAAGAGGCATGGACTAGAGGGTAAGAAAGACCTAGTCTCTGCACTCATAAAGAACGGCGTACCAACCGAGGATATACCAGAGTCATGGTTGCTCGACTATTGTATCCGCGACGTCGAAGCTGCGGGTGAACTGTTCCTCAGACAGAGAGCATTGCTCAAAGACAGAGGGCTGGAGGCTGTAAATTACCAACGCAACCTAGTCACCCCGGCGCTTACAGACATAGAGTTTAACGGGATGCAGCTGGATAATGTAGCAGTCACTGAGACACTGGCTGCGGAGGAACTACGCTATGAACGACTTACTACTAAACTCCAACAGTACTGCGGGGGAGCAAGCCCGAGCAGTCCAAAGCAAATGCGACAGTTCATTTTCGGTGATCTTGGATTCAATGTCCCCCGAGACTTTCGAGGACACGAACTTCTTACCCCTGCTGGTGACCCGTCCGTGGCGGCTCCCATTCTGGCGCAGTTGGTGGCTACGACGAAGAGACAAAGAGGATTCCTCAGTCTCCATACTACATGGCGACAACTCCACAGTGATATCACCAAGTACCTCCGAAAGTTTGGAGAATGTGTTGATGTGGACGGGGGGTTGTTACGGGCAAGTTTTAACCAGTGCAGTACGAGAACACATCGTCTCTCTAGTACAGGGTTACAATACAGAGTCCAATTCCAGAACCTCAATAGAAACTTCAAGCCACTTTTTACAACTCGTAACAGTGGTTGGGTCATGGGAGAGGCTGATGGAGCCCAACTTGAGTTTCGTGTTGCCGCCCACCTCGGACGTGACCGAGTGGCGCTTAGTGATATCGTACAAGGAACAGACATCCATAGCTACACTGCGTCTATCATTGGGTGCTCACGACAGGAAGCAAAGCCCCATACATTTAAGCCTCTGTATGGAGGGACCTCTGGGTCTCCTAACGAGCAAGCGTACTACAAAGCTTTTAAGGAAAAGTATAGAAGCATTGCTGACACGCAGCAAGGATGGACGCAGCAAGTACTACGGGATAAACATCTAACTACTGAATGGGGGCTTAGATACTATTGGCCAGACACACACATGAAGAAGAGCGGGTACATCACGAACACGACGTCCATCTACAACTACCCGGTACAGGCTTTGGCTACTGCCGAAATCATACCGTGTGCGATTGTGGCCGCATGGCACCGGATGAAGGATGCGTCCTCATTCTTGGTAAACACGGTCCACGATTCAATTATTGCAGAGATTGCACCGAACGAAAAGGAACTCTGGCATTGCCTAGCAAAGCAGTGCCTGATAGTGGACTGTTATAACATGATTTCCCAACTCTACGGCGTTAACCTAACTGTACCTTTAGGTGCGGGGGTGATGGTGGGGACACACTGGTCCAACAAAGAAGCGAAGGATAGTGAGGTAGTGTACGAAGCACCAGAAGAGTTGTGGAAACCAGCAGCAATTAAGGAGGGCATGATATGAAACCTGCAGAGCAACGGTATAGGATGGAGTATCTATACCACGAGATTTATAAACGTCGGGGCGATTATTACCTCACTCTTAAGAGTGAGGATGAATTGTCTGACCGAGAGCTGGGGATTATTGACAAGGTACTGGGCGATACCCTACGAATTGAGGAACAAATGAGGAGAGAAATGATATGATACGAGTCAAGGCGGTGCGCCGACACTGGTCAGGTCATGGAGAGGGTGGGACAACTGCACATGTGGTGTATGATAAGAAGATAGGTAACTTCTACCATGCTACAGAAGAAGAACATGAACAGGCTGAAGGAGAAGCACAGCGTATTAACAAATTACTAAAGGACGCAGGATTATGAGTGTATGGAGCGGAAAGGTAATAAAGACTAGTTCACGAGACTGGGGTACAAAAACACTGTACTCATGGCAGTTCGCTGGAGCCAACCTATGGTTCCGTGCTGAGTTCGACCCAGAGCTCACTGAGGAGGAGTTCTATCAGGTAGAAGGGGATACCCCTAACAAGATCACTAGCGTCCAGCCAGTGGCCGCTGAGGCTGTCCAGCAAGCTGCTGAGGCGCAGGGTGAGGTACCTCCTACCAGTAGCCCTGATTACTGGCGCTGGAAACAGATGCATGACCTGAAGAAGGAAGATACATTTGCTTGGCGAGATGCAAGGGCTGACGCGACGCGTTTAGTTTGTGCTGCACTCGACAACGACGTGCTTGCTCTAGGGTCAGCTAAGGGTAAGAAGCTTGATATAATCTTAGGGATGGTTAATCAAATTACACAACAACTAGTAGAGGCTAATAATAATGAATAAACCTATCTACGAGAATGAAAAGTATCGTGTAGAAGTCACACACAATGCACTTGGAGAAGACAACAAATACGGGAGACGTGGCTACTCTGTCGTCAATAAAGAGACAGATGTTATTGAGCACACAACCACAATGCTACCGCAGGCTCTGTTCCAAGCTGACGCACTGGCGGGGGCTCTGTCTCAACTAGACGAGCAAGCCGAAATCTCTGATGCCGAAGATAGTATTATAGAGGACAGTGTACACTAATGCACTTACTCATTGATGCAGACATACTGGTGTTCCGCAGTGGGTTCGCTGCGGAACGTAACGTATGGTTCCTGAACATAGACAGCGGCAATTTCGAAGCCGTACCGGAGCAGTATGCGTACAAGAAGGAAGCCCTAGCTGCTCTTGACGAAGCACTGCCCGGCAAGTACTCTCGTGTAGAGGGTGAGGACTACCAGCTGTGGTCAGAGAGGTACTTGGAGCCCGTTGAGAACGCCCTACATAACCTCAATGGTCAGGTGAACAAGATATTGGAAGCACTGTCATGTACTGAGTTTGATGTCACCATGTACCTGTCCGGGGGTAAGAATTACCGTTATGACATAGCTAAGACACGACCCTACAAAGGGAACCGTGACGATGCTCACCGACCACAACATGAAGAGGCTATCCGTAAGTACATCAGGAGTAAGTGGGAGACGGTAGTCACTGATGGTATTGAAGCTGATGATGCTCTGGGCATAGAACAGACACGCAACCGCACTAATCCATCTCCGATGGAAGATACATGCATAGTGTCCATTGACAAGGACCTTGACATGATCCCCGGCCTACACTACAATTTCATGCATGACGTGAGTTATGAAGTAACCACAGATGATGCATGGAAGTGCTTCTGTAAGCAGGTGTTGACAGGAGATACCACCGATAACATCCCCGGCCTCAAAGGCATAGGGTCTGCAAAGGCAGAGAAGATGTTAGATGGACTGGAGCACGGTGATCTACTGGAAGAGGTGGCACGGCAGTACGCTGCTAAGTCTGGCAAGAAGGACTGGTTTGCGTACATGACAGAGCAAGCACAGCTGCTGTGGATACAGCGAGAGACAGACGACCTGTTCACATTCCCCGAAGAGTTCAAGGAACTGGGTGGTGGACAACTAGATGATGACATACAATTGGAGATGTACTGATGAAATACTACATAGCAGGACCTATGAGTGGGATACCACAGTTTAACTACCCTGCCTTCGATAAGATGGCAGACAAGATACGTGACATGGGGCACGAAGTCATGTCCCCTGCAGAGATGGATTCCGAGGCAGTACGACACATAGCTATGGCTAGTGAGCACGGCAACCTAAGTGAGTTTAACTCTGACAGCACATGGGGTGACTTCCTTGCTCGTGATGTGAAGATTGTAGCGGACGAGGTAGATGGAGTAGTACTCTTACCGGGCTGGACCAACTCTCGTGGGGCTAGGCTAGAGGCCTTCATTGCTCTCACTGTGCAGAAGCCAGTCATGAGGTACACTCGTGGATGCTTAGAAGTTATGGACCCCTCGACTGCGGCCAAGCTGATTGCTGGCTATGTGGTTGATCAGGGCGATGTGTCTAGGTATGAGGAAGCATCATGAATATATACTTCAATAGAACAGCCCCACTGTTCCTAACAGCACAGGATGGGTTCGACTCTTACCCTGTAGCTGTACCAGAAACAGTAGGGAAGGTAGTAGAAGCAATGACCAGTGCTCTTATTGAGATGGAAGCAGCTGTGTATGCAGCGGGTGCTCCTGAAGACTCAGCCCAAGAGCTAGCTGATCTATTCTCAACAAGGATTGCATTAATGTTAAAGGAGCACCGTTATGGCGCGAACACCAACCGTAAATAGAGACCAAGAGGCAGTCATTCGTCAGTTCATAGAGGGAGCAGAGCTAACAAAAATACAACTGACTCCTACCTTCTACGTATCTCTTATGACTATGCTTGGGTACAAGATTGCACCCAATGGGGCTCGGGTGCATGCTGATGCTGAGTTAAAGATTCGTTATGGACAACCTGTGGATGATGCATTCGAGGACACCTACTATGCAGACTGGGCGGAGATGACAGCTAATGAAGTCGCAGATAATAGTAATACCCCTGACTCCGGTACCAGCAAGTCGGCCTAGAGTTACTAGATGGTCAACCTACTACGGCAAGAGGTACGCACAATGGATGACAGACGCTGCGGCTTTGCTTCCCAAATCCAAAGAGAGTTGGCAACAGCCCGTCACTATCTCTATTCTGTTTGCAATCCCGCGAAGCAAGAACAGCAAGCTGATAACACCAGTGGGAGACGGAGACAACTTCGAGAAAGCTCTATTCGATATGCTGCAGAAGAAGGGATATCTGGAGGACGACCGACTGATAACTACTTGCACGTGGAGGAAGAGATTCGTGGCTCATGGCCGGGACGGGTTTATTACTGTGACCATCCGGAGCGAGCCGGAGGAGATAGATATATGAGTGAGGAGGACCCTAATGGAATCAAACAACACGAGGCGGGGGCTAAGATGGACTCCGGAAAACCAGACGCCAGTTTGTTACTCATGTTTGGCAAAGCTCTTACCGCTGTATCTGCTGTCGGAACCTTCGGCGCAAGGAAGTATACGCGAGGAGGCTGGCAAGCCGTACCTGATGGGACACAAAGGTATACAGCGGCGCTCTTGCGTCATTTGTATCAAGAACATTACGAAGTACTGGATAGAGACAGCGATTTACTCCATGCTGCACACGCCGCGTGGAACGCACTTGCACGATTAGAACTCATGCTCAGGGAGGAGGAAGATGACAAAAGCAGATCTGTGGAACGTGTTCACAGCACTTGATAACTACAAGTACTACATCGAGAACTATCCGGAGACGGTGAGTGCGCGAGATGAAGACGACTTAAAGATTGCACTACAAATCATAGAGGATAAATTATATGGAGATTAAACCCATACTGCTAGTAACGTGGGAGGACGCGTGGGCTACACAAGGCTACTACTATTCTAATAATGACCACACAGCCCTGCTGTGCCAGTCGGTCGGCTTCGAGATGGAGTACACAGACGAGTCTCTAGTACTCTCGCAGTCTATAACGGAGGACAACGAGGACAGAGGGCGCAATATATTAATCATTCCTACAAAATACATCGTAAGTGTAGAGGAACTAATACTATGAGTGACATGAGGATACTGACGCTGGACATAGAAACCAGCCCTAACCTAGTGTATGCGTGGGGACTGTTCAATCAGTTCATAGGCATAGACATGATAGTGAAACCCACAGGGGTAATCTGTTGGGCAGCTAAGTGGTTAGGTGAGAAGAAGGTCTACTACCGTGACTTCGAGGACGAGGACTTCCTCACTAAGATCTATGACTTGGTTGACAGTGCGGATGCCGTGGTACACTACAACGGTACGTCCTTCGACATGCGCTACTTGAACATGGAGTTCGTGCGCGCTGGTATGACGCCCCCGTTCACCCCTAAGAACATAGACCTACTGCGCACAGTGAAGCGCCGCTTCCGTTTCCCCAGCAACAAGCTGGACTACGTAGCAGGGGAGCTACTGGACGAGAAGAAGGCAGTGTTGCCAAGAGGGTTCGAGTTGTGGTGGAACTGCTTGGTTAACAACTACCAAGAGTCTTGGGACATGATGAAGAAGTACAACATCCAAGATGTCAGGTTGACAGAGAAGCTGTACATTCTACTGCGTCCATGGATACCGGGCCATCCTAACCATGGTCTGTACGTTAAAGACCAGAAGAAGCCAGTGTGCCGGGCCTGCGGCAGTAGCAAGGTACAACAGAGAGGATGGCAGGCATTGAACGTAGCCTCCTACTTGCGGTATAAATGTATGGCTTGTGGCTGGAATGGCCGTGGTAGGTACAGAGTGAAGGGTGGTAAGGATTCACCACAGGTGCTGTCATGATTGAAGAAGGCTACGATGAAGATGCCCGCTGGTTGCTGAGTGATGCTCAGATACTGGGACGCATAACTACAGGGTCACATGAGCAGGGAACACTAATAACTCTAGTCATGCCGGAAGGAGAAAACTTCGTGGCTGCGGTAGAGAAGATGAATGCGGACAGTATGACCCAGTTTTGTGAACTAGCACGAGGAGAGTATGGTGAACGGAAAGCAGAGCAAGCTGCTCAGGCAAGTCGCGTACGATTTGACGAGAGGGAACCCGAAAGCGTTCCGGAAGGTACACAAGGAACTCAAGAAGCTGTGGTTGTTAACCCCATGGATCTTTCGAGCGTCACACGGAGGCTTATTGAGATCGGGGATGAACAGATCAGACTCGTCACAGCGGTCGAAAACCTGCAGAAGGAAAGAGAGATCCTGTCTACCATCTGGGGGATGCTAGATGCACCCGAAGATGCTACAGAGGAACCACCTAGTGTACCGACAGCTGAAGGCACAGAAAGTGCAGGGGAGAGTGAGGT